AACTTCTTGTGAATTAGTTGCACCAGCATAAAACATATGGTTTTGAAATGCTTTTACAAATTTAGGATTAGATGGAGCTGTTCCACCACCTGTTGCATTTACAACATCAACTGCAAAACTACTATTAATTATTTGTGCAGGCGAATGTCCTGTTGCAATAACTAGTTTATCAGTTCCATTAAAATTAAACTTTTCAAAATCATAGGCTCTAGTAGAAGTTCCAAGTCCAGTAGTTAAACTTGTCCAACTTCCAGATGTAGTTCCTCTGTGTATGTCACCACCTCTAGCTACAATTATCTGCCCATTAAATATAATTGAACAATCAACTGTTAAACTAGAATTACTAGATCCTTCAGGAATAATTGTGCTATTATATTGAGCTGTACCACTAACACGTCTATATCCACCCTTAATATCGGGTTCAAAGTTTTGTAAGATTAATGCTTCACCTGGTTGCATAGAGAACACGTCTTTGTTCAATGTTAAACCACCCGCACAACTTACAACAAATGGGGATATTAAATCTGTTGTTGGCATCTATTATACTGTTGTTTCTAAATTTTTTGGTAATGCTTTATTTAATTTTCTATCTTTAAAAAAATCTATTACTTCTTTTAAATTTTTTGGATCACGATCAAGACTCATTTTAAAAGTTTTAATAGCATCTGTAACTGTAAGTCCCTTAGGTATTTGAGCTGATTTCATTTCTAATTTTTCATTAGCACGTTTTTCACCGTTCATGTTATCAACTATTTCCATATCTACATCTTTTTTAATAGCCATTAGTTAACTCTGCCTCCTATATTTGTTGCAATGCTTTCTGCTATTGTATCACTTCTCATATAATCATTTTTAGTAGCATAATCTACTTTTAATAATTTTAATTTTCTTTGAAAATCTCTATCAGCTAATTGTGCATGTTGTGGATCTGATCTTAACATATATGTATAATACTTAGCTCTATCTACTATTAACGTTCTAAATCTGTCAGGTAAACTCATATTATCACCATGAGCAGATAAATCTGTATGTGTTTGATAATAATTATAACTTATAGAATATTCAGTTGTATTTGGTCTTGGGCTAACACCAAATGATGTATAGTTAGGTAATATATAAACCCTTAATGGAGCTGAATAATTACCTTTGTTATTTGTATCATCAGTTGGTTTATAAGATTGTAAATAATTATCATAAGATATAAAAGTTAATTTTCTAGTAGATATATCACTTCTAGATATTCTTACATAATCAACATCTAATTGAACACCTGATGCTTCTAAGTATATATAAGAAGTTTGAGCTGTTGCAGTAAATGTTGTTTGCAATATATTACCTTCTCTAAAATTAGTTACAGCTACTGTTGTATTTAAATTTTGTGTTCCACCTGCAGATGTCCCTACCCTAACAATTAATGCAGTGCTAGAACTATTTGGACTTAAAACTCTAACTTGTAATTTGTAACTTTTATTTACAGTGGTGTTTATAGCTTGATAAGCTGCTGAACTATTTAAGTTTAATCTACCATTACCACTTGATGTATATGATGGTGATCCATCACCTGTAGTCCAACTATTTATGTTAGATGTAAATTCACCATTAGTTACTAATTCTTTTGGGCCCATTGAAAATGAGTCCATATCTACTTTTCTTAAATCAGTTGGTAAATCATATTCATTATCACCAATAAATAAATCTTGTGTAGTTCTAGAGTACAATAAAGGTATTTCACCTGTTTCATTGTAAATATCATGAATACCTTTATTAATAAAATCTTTTACTGCAGTTTGTATACCTCGACTTGAACTAAACGTACTAGAGGTTAACTCTGTTTCGTTTAATTCTCTAAGTACACTATTTGCTAACGTTAAGTAGGTTGTTGCCATTCTGTAATAACTCTAATATTTTATCAAGTTTTTTTTCTTGATTATTAATTCTTTGTTCTAATCTAATAACCCTCATAGTATTATCAGGTGGACCTAATCTTGTAACTTTTTGTCCTGTACTTGCTCTAGTTTTTTTTGTTAAATCATATAATGCCATAAATCTCCTATATATTATAAGGGGTAGTGTGATAAGGGGGACATATAGCCCCCCTTAAAATTATACAAATTACACAGCTGTGTCTTGCTGAGTACTTGTATTTCTGTCAGTTTCATCAATACCTGATACGTCACAAAGTACTGCAAACACACGGATTTTACCTGCCGCTGCTGCTGCACTAAGTACTAATACGTCTAAAGTATCTGCACTTGCAACTATAGTTCTAGCTGTAGCTGTTGGTGCAGAGAATCCTGTAGCGTTAGTATCTCCATCAACGTATCTGTCAACGTCACCACCTGTGATACCTAAATCAAGAGTTACTGAAGAAGATAATGCTGTGATTACCTCGATTCCAGCTTCCATGATTAATGTTTCTGCAGGGATGTCTAATACTCTAAGAACATCATTTTGTGCTGCCCCAGAGTCACCATTGATTGCTGCTACGTCAATTGTATTTTCAACTAAGTAAGGTGTTCTACCATTAGACGGATGTCCAGTAGTACCACCTGCTGCTGTTAAGTCATATGTAGCCATAGTATTCTATAATCCTCCTAATTAACCTATTGTTATTACGCCAGATCTTACTGCTTCGCTTCTAAGAATTTTTCTTCCAAAAACGTGTAAGCCTCTGACTACGTCTGCGAATGAATCAGGGTCTCTGATTAATTCAGTTTTTGCAATGTGATTTACTGTTGCAATTCCTGACATGTGTCCGTATAAGAACGCAAATTCATTTGATCCAGCTGAACCGAATGTATGATTTGCAGCACTTCCACTAGACACAGCAATAGCATTTGTTGAGTACATGTTAAAACCAAATAACGGTCTGTCTGTAACTTTACCGTTTCTGATTTGTGATGCACCGCCATCAGCCATTACTGATTGGTCAGAAAGTTTAGCACCTGTTTTTCTTAATTGCTCAAAAAATTCAGGTGGTGCAACTAGCCATCTATTTTCTTCTGGCACATCATTTTTATCTAAAACTTTTTTAGCTGCTGATACAACTTCTGCTAAAGTGTCAGTTGCTGCGTCACCATCGATTGGTGAACCATCAGTTCCTGTGTCACTAGCAGATGTAGAAGCGTTATCGTAGATAAACTTCAATACATTGTAGTCATAGTTTTTCTTTAATGAATATGCACCTGAAGAGGTTGCAAGAGCTTCAAAGTTAACATGAGATTGTCTTTCTTCAATATCATCTACTTTAAAAGCAAAGTATGAACCTTGATCAACTGTCATAGTTATTT